ATAAAAGATGAGATTGGAAAGGGAGCTTTCTCAGTGGTTAAGTTGGCGATTAATAAGAAGAATGGCGAAAAAGTTGCGGTGAAAATCATCGATAAGAAAGCAGCCAACTCAGATCAAGATGAAAAGAGGTTAAAAACTGAAGTAGAAATCAATAACTACTTAACATTATCGCCTTTATTTTCAGATCGCTTCTTTGACACGCCCCTGGAACTTCGGGGTGGCAAATCAACAACGATAGGCGAATCTTCTTTGGACATTTCCTTCTCTTCAGAAGGCCTGTCCAAAGAATTATTCTGATCCATAAGGTATCTACTCTTTCGCAAACGAATTTCCGACATAAGAGGATTACCTGGAACCAAATTTGGATTGTATGGAGTCATATAAAAAGAATTAGACCCAAAAACAATTGGAGAGCTAGCGGTGAAGCTAAGAGCAATCAATGCTGGAGTTAAAACACTTACAACCCACCAAGCGGTAATACCACTTACAGTAGAAGTAACATTAGCTGTAACAACTGAGGCACTACCAGGCAAAGCAAGTCCACTAGAACCAGTTCCACTTGCAGTCCAAGCATTTAAGCCTGAAATATTATTATATAAATCATAGGCAATGCTCCAAACACCAGCGTCAAGAGCAAAACTCTTCCCATCTCCAATAAGAGGAGGTTGACCCGTGAATGTTCCAGCATTCACAATGGCACCTTTAGAATCACTAGTGCTACCCTTCGCAGGATAAATCCCCAGAGGAGCAGCAATAGTAAAAACACCTGAACCAGAGGTATAAACATATTCAGCACCAATAGAAGACAACAAGGTCGCTACAGCCGGTATTTTTGGTACTGTAAAAACAACATCATAAGAAACCAACAAACGACCAACATTAGTTGTTGCAGGAGCATTAGCCACAATTATATTAAAATTGCCCACATCATAAAGTCGCAAATCAGTATCCATGGGTTGAGCTCCAGGCCGACAATAGTATCTTTTTCTCTGTTCGGAAGTGACCTTAAAAGGGCCACGAAGAGCATTCCACAAAGTTCCAGTGGTAGCTCCTTCATATCCAAATAAAGATTTAATATCAGGAAGAGGCGTATCAGCAACATCATATTGAATGGCCATACCAACATCTCCAGCGGTATTGGAACCAACCAAAGGAGAATATTCAAAAGTCATCTTTAAAATTTGATAAAATTCAAAATTACTACCAATTTGCCCCAACCAAGGAAATGAATCTGTTTGAGCACAATTAATAGGATAAACAGATGTAAAATTACCTTTGGCATCAGTAAAAACATCCTCAAGATACTCACGATGTTGGACAGAAAATCCCTTTCCACCATTCAATCGAGGACCGCGCTGTTCAAAAGACATACCTATTGCCGCAGGAGCACGCCGAACAGATGTCACTTGCATGCCAGGACTATTATTTCGTCGAAAAGGACGTTTCTTTTTCCTAGCTTGCAAAGAAGCGCGAATAGCAACAGCCCAAGGTGGGTTAGGATTTCTAGGATTCCCACTTTTCTTAGGCATTTTCATCTTCTTGCGTAAACGTTGACGCTTACGAGCAGCAGCAGTTTTTGTCATGGATTGAAAAATTTTGTATTCTTTTTTAAAATAAGAAAAACACAAATCAGACTGATCACATTCCAACGTTATCTGATTTGAACTCTCACTGATTGTGTACATCTGAATGATCTCACGATCACTCTTAGTCATACACAACATATCATTCCAACGCAAAATGTCTTCACCACGCATACTAGGTTCCACCTTAAGTAAAACCAAATAATTTGCAACAAGATAGGCTAAATATTCTTGAAATAAAATTCTAATATCAGAATTCCAGTAACCTGTGACCAACAAAGAAACAGCTTTAATATAGCTCCATTTAACACCATTATGAGCATTAGTTACAAAAAGCTGTGAACAAACTGCCTTATTAAATTCTGGTTTAGGCATCCATAATCCATTTACCAGAACACTTTTATTACTAACAAAGGACAAGTCTTGCAACTTCCCTCTACCAGTAACTTCAGATTTTGTGATGATACCCAAATGGTACCAAACCTTAATGATATTTTCAACAGTAAAAAAAGAATAAGCCCTGTCAGAAACACCAACTAAATTATCATCACCACATAAGGCAGCTTCAACATTATCCATAAAATCAGAATAATTTCTTAATTCCGGAGGTGCTAAAATTATCCAAGCATAACTCTTCAAAATGAAAAGAATCATAGTATTCAAAACAATAGTTAAAAAAGAACCAGAGGGATTACCTTGATCCTTAAGAAACAAATCACCATTCGGACATATAATCCAAACATGTACAATAGAATTAAATAAATTATGAATAATCTTCTTCTCTTCTTTACTACCAACAAAATAATCCAACAAAACATCACGCAATGCGAAAATAAAGTCAGGATGTATACACGCATCATAAGAACTC